TTACAATGTGTAGTTTGGTAGACATCTTCCTGGCATGTATGGTAGTTCAAAGTGACCAACTTCATTTGGTACTGTGTTTTTCATGGTTTCTCTTTTGTCTAGGCTTGGTAGGTTGTAGGTATTCCATTGTCTTGGAGTGCGTAGTTTTCCTTTAAAGATGAGTTGTCCTGACCACCAGAAGGTTCCATATGTGACGATTCTGGGATGTGTTACACCTCCGTTGTCAAGTGTGTCTGTATAGTTTGGTGCTAGTTTTACAAAGAGTTGTCCAGGTGGTCCATGAAGTAGGAATGGTGCGTGAGCTGACATCATTGGTTTGTGTGTGGTGTCTGGGTATTTTCCCCAGATGGCTCCCCATGGATATTGTGGTCCATGATCATCTACTGCAGTGAATGGTGAGAAGGTGTTGTGATAGCTGTTTTTCCAGAAGTGTGTGGCTGCTGGTACATTGTTGTTGAGTTCTGAGGTGTGTGCATTTTTTGGTGCCCAGTCAGTTTGTCCTGTTACATGTTGGTTGTTTTGCCACCAGGTTTCTCTGGCTCCTGGTTGGTCATCTCCATGGGACCAGTCATAGATGGCTTTTTCAGATGCACCTTGGGTTAGTCTGGTGCCTTCAGTTGTTGAGCCCCATGGTGCTTGTGAGAATGCACTGCCTGGATTAATTACTGGTCCTCCTGTTGAGTAGTGGATTTGCCATTCTGGAAATGAGTATCCAATATGTATATTGGATACTCTGGTTGATGCAGAGCTTGGATTGTTTCTGTCTCCCCATTGCCAACAGTTTACTGATTGTATGTTGGTTCCTTGTCCTCTTTCAACTAGAGGTGCTACTGTTGGGTGACAGCTGCCTGTGTGTCTTTGTGATTGCCAATGGTAAGCTAGGTTTGTTGGTTTTGTGTGGAAATTGTAGTTACCAGATTCCCAGGCATCTCCTGTTCTTAGTAAGTCAATGTTTATCATAGTTTCTAGTGGTGTGAATTGGATATTGTCCCATTGGATGCCTTTTTTGATTTCTCTCCATTGGTTTGGTGTGTCTGCTTGGTTTATGTCAATTGTATTCCAAGTGTCTACGTGGTAGCAGTAGGTTGGTAGTTTGCATGCTCTCCATGGAACGTAACCTACTGAGTCTATATAAAAGTTATCTGCAGCCCATGGTAGTAGGTTACTGTTGTCTTGTGCAATTTGTAGGAGTGCTGTGAGGTCATTGTTGTAGTTGGTTGTTTCTGTTTCTCCTGTGCCTGTTTTACTGACTGTTTTGATGACAATGTTTTCTATTTTTTGGTGCATTTTTATTGGTGCTATGTCTCTGCATGTGGTGATCATTTGTTGGAAGTCTGCTGGTGAAAACCAGCAGCCCCAGCTGTTTGCATGGAGTAGTTTCCATGGTGTTTCTACTTTGGCATGGTAAGAGTCATTTAGAGTGTCTCTACCCTGCAGGTCCTGAGTGGTAGGAAAGAGTGGTCCTCTGTCTGTTTCATAGATGATGTAGTCTTCCCTGTCTGACATATTGATGTGAACCAGTCTTGTAGAGTGGCAAATAATTGTGACTTCATCACCATGATAAATAAACTCAGTCCTATTATTATAATCACCAGTGCTGTGCCCGACACCGCTTCCACCTCCACCTCCACCTCCTCCAATTTGACCAGCACCCTGTTCAACAGGGGAGTTGTCTGGTTGTTCATTTGTATCATTAGCTGGTTCTGACATGCGGGCTCTTTTTCTAGCAAGGTTTACAAAAATATGAAAAGGCTTACCTCTTTTGGTGCCTGGTTTGATGTGTTTGTGGCTGAATTCTGGTTCACTGTGTTTGGTTTTGCTTTTCTTTTTTGCTGGTGGTGCCAGTTCTGGAGCGATGTGTTTTTTGGCTCTGAAGATGAAGTTGCCAAATTTTCCTCCCCAGTCTGGTGCTTGATCTGTTGCTTTGATGAAGTCTTCGTCAGCTTTGTTGTAGTACCAATAAGGATTGTGTCCTTGGTTGATTAGTTTGTTGTATTCCAAATCGTGTTGTTTTGCAGCGTTGTCTGATGGATTAGTTGGTTCTTTGTTGAAGTCTTGATTGAAGGGTCCTAGGAAGTTGTATCCAGGTGGTACCCAACCTATATTGGTTGGATGGTATAAGTTAAATTGGTATTAGTTATTTGTATTTTTATTTGAGTTAGTTTGTAGTTGTAGTTGAAGTAGAACATCCAGATAAATAAGGCCCATATTAGTAGAGCTAGTGCTAGGCTTAGTAAAGTTGGTAGGAAGCCCATTATTAAAGTTTGTTTTTGTTTGTGTTTTAAGGTTTTTGTTTGTTTGGTTAAGTTAGTCCAGTTTTTGCAGTTGAAGTATGAGCTTAGAAAGCTTGTGAGAAAAAAGCAGAATAGGATAAGCATGAGTATAAATCCAAGTAAGCAAGGTAGAGCTTTTAGAAGATTTTCTGTAGTTTGCATTGTGTAGTGTATAATGAAATATTTACTTACCTCTGGCTTTTCTAATAGCTGGCATTCACATCCGTTCCGGATATCAGTGGTTGGCCATATCCTGTTGCAGCTAGTTCTTCTGTGTTAGTTGTTTCTTCAGGGATGGTTTGTAATGCTCTTTCAGTTTCTTCAATGTCTTTTAAGAGCATTGCAAATTCTTGATCATCAGGATCAAGGCTTTCAGCCAGAGATTGTTGTTGAGTTGTTGGTTTTGGAGAGTTAGGTGGTGTGTGTTCTTCTTCTTCTCTTTCTTCGTCTGGTAGATTTGAGCTTGCTTCTTTAGCTTTTGTATTCCAATTTTCTCCCCAAGTAGGCGTGGTTTCCCATCTTTCAATGTATGATTTCATGGTTGGGTGAAATCCATGAAGTTCTAAGTATTTGAATATGGTTGGTATTTCAGAATTGTGTAATAAACCATGATCTCCTGGTAGTTTGTGTTTTAATTCAATTCTTAAGCATCTATCCATGATAGGTTGTCTGTGTTCTGTTTTTAGTTCTGTACCAACTATTACTTTTGTGATGTCTTCGTTGGTTGTCATTATGACTGGTGTTGGTTCTATTTGTTTGCTGCCTTTTCCTTTTTGGTCTAGTCTGATTGCTTGGCCGCTCATGATTGCTTTGAATGAGTTTACTTGTGTTCCAAAGTTGCCTGCTTCTTCTATCCATATTAGGTTTTTGTTGCTGCAATCATTAAATGGGAAGTTTGCATTGCTTGGATTGTAACAGCCTACATTACCAACTAAGTTGGCTATGGTTTGGCTGATTAAGCTTTTGCCTGTGCTTGCAGGCCCACATAGTAAGATGGTATTTCTTTTTCCCATTTGTTTGTTTAAGCAGCACATTATTGCATGGTATACTTTTTTTGGATTCATGTTATTGTTTTTAATTAATTTCCATGCTTTGGTTTGTTTTGCTTTTTTTTTTATTTCTTTTTCCATGATTAGTTCAAATGCAGTTTTTTCATTAGCCATTTTTAAGGTTACTATGTCTAGTATGGCTATGCAGGCTTGTTCACCACCTGGTTGAGCTATTTGTTGGATGTAAGTGTCAGGATCACCAAGCATCCATTTTTCTCTGGTGTGGTATCTGTTTGTGTAAAGGCTTTGTACTGTTTCTTTAATTGATATTTCTCTGGCAGTTTCTAGTCTTTTCTTTTTTTTTTCTTGTGGTTTTGTTGTGGTTATTTCTGCTTCTGCGTCTCTGCGAAAGAGTTGTTGACAGTGTCTAGCAACTAAGTATCTTTCATTGAAGCTTAGATTGTTTAGTTTAAATCCACTGTCAACAGAGTATATGTAACCGTGATCTTTTTCTTTGATTGCTATTTTTTTGATTAAGAAGTAGTTTGCAATCATTTCACCAAAATTGATTGTCTTGCAGTATTTTTTTTTGGTTTGTTGGTGTGTGTATTGTAGTACACTCACCCAGTCTTGTTGTTCTACTTCTTTTCTGAATTTGGTTTGAGTTAGTAGGTTTTGTAAGTGTTCATTGTCCATACTTAAAGTAGTAATTAAGTATAGGCCCCATTTTTCTGCAAAGTATTTAACCATCCATTTGCCACTGTGGTTGTTGATTTTGTCACTTGCTATGAGCACATGGATGTGTAGGCCTGTGTCATTTCCTAATTCATTTTGAATAAACCAACTAACTTCATGTGGTTCAATTTGTTTGATTTTAAAGTAGTCAAATAAAGTCTTTTTTACTATGCCTGTGAGTAGGATTGCATTTCTATGTGGTGAAGTTGTTACATCAATTTTTTTATTTTCTTCCCCATTTCTGTTACTCACAGTTTGTTGGTCTAGTTCAATTACTTTCTTGATTTCTTCGTTTCTTGGATTTTTTCTGTATTCTTTCCAGTTGATTGTGATGAATTGACCATCTGTTGTTGGTTTGAATTGTAGATCATTGATCTTGAATACGAAGCTTAGTCCTAGTTTGTCTCTTTTTTGTTTAATCCAGTCTATGCCATCTGTCATCTCTTTGCTGAGAGCCAT